AAGCACAATAGAAACAATATTCACAGTAAACGGCGTACCTTTTAATTAATTAACTTTGCAATATGGCAGATAAAGTACAAGGCAATAATATAATGTTGTATTATCACGAACCAGCTTCGGAAACTTATCCTGAAGGTAGGGATATTCCGTTTTCGTGTTCTACAAATTGCACATTTAGTGTAAGTGTTGACCAAAAAGAGGTAACAAGCCAAACGAGTGCGTGGTATAGAGAATACAAAAATGATACGGCAACTTGGAGTGTTACTTGTGATGGTCTTATAACTTTGGATGGTTATGGCTATTTATTCTTACTTGAGCAACAACAAGATAGGACTACAATTTTAGTAAAGTTTGTAATTGATAACGGAGTTGATGGTTTGGTAGTGATTAGTGGTAATTGCAATTTGACAAGTTTACAAATTAACGCACCTTACAAGGACATAGCAACGTATAGTGTATCGTTACAGGGTACAGGTGCTTATGGAACAACAGGAACGACAATCAATCCAAGTGGAACAGTTATTGTTGCTGGAGGTGCAGTTTATACAAAGGGAACTATTGCAGCAGGGGGAGAAACTACAATCACTTATTCGGATATGATAGGAAAATCTTGTCTTTATGTTTCTCGTGGTGGTATTGATGTTCAAGATATATTGATTACAGGAACTCCAGTTGATGAGCAAGTTAAATGGGTAAGTGCGACAGGGGTATTGACATTTGGAAGGGTATTAGAAAGTGGGGAGTTTATTAGGGCATTATTTCAATAATTTAGTTATAAATTAATATAAGATGGCAAATCAAATAGTTGTTTCAGCAGGTGCGAAAGTGAGGAATTTACAAGATGTAATTATTGGAACAAGTGGAGTATTGACTTCATTAGGATTTGATGTTGCAAATGGTGTGCCAAGACTTGATGTAAATGGTAAGATTTTAGTAAGTCAATTACCTAACTCCGTAATGGAGTATAAGGGAACTTGGGATGCAAGTACTAACACACCAACCCTTGTTAATGGCACAGGAAATCAAGGAGATGTTTACTTATGTAATGTTGCAGGTACAGTAAACTTCGGTGCAGGTGCTATTGCTTTTGTTGTAGGCGACCAAGTTATTTATAGCGGTTCTATATGGCAAAGGGCTTCAGGAGCAACAGGAACAGTTACGAGTGTAGCGGTTACTGAAAGCGGTGATAGTTTAAATATTACAGGCTCACCAATTACTACAAGCGGAACGATTAACATAGGATTCAACGGAACAAATCTTCAATATGTAAACGGAGCAGGAAACTTGACAACCTTCCCTACATTAATCACTTCCATAGGTTTATCTATGCCGAGTGCTTTTAGTGTCGCAAATAGCCCTTTAACGGCTAATGGAACGATTGCAGTAACAGGAGCAGGTGTTGCTTCACAATATATCAGGGGAGATGGTACTTTAGCAGATTTCCCTTCAAGTGGCGGTGGCGGTTCTTCGGTTTCGTATTATCTTAACGGAGGAACAAGTCAAGGCACTATTGGTGGTACTACTTATTATGAAATGAGTAAAACTGCGGTAGTAGGAACAGGAGTAGATTTCGCTAAATCAGGGGATGGTTTTATAGTAGCTTTCTTAACGGATGCTAACGACCCTGCACAATTAAACATACCAGCAGGAAATTGGAACTATGAGATTTATGCTTCAATGAGTTCTAATGGTGGTACTCCGCAGATGTATGCAGAACTTTACAAGTACGATGGAACGACTTTTACTTTGATTTCTACAAGTAGCAATGAGATTTTATACGATGGTGTAAACTTAAATCTTTACACTTTTGCGATGGCAGTTCCTGCTACAAGTTTAACTTTAACGGATAGATTGGCTATTAAATTATACGCTACAAATAGCGGTGGTAAGACTACAACTATTCATACTCAAGATGGTCATTTGTGCCAAATTATAACAACATTTAGTACAGGTATTACTGCATTAAATGGTTTGACTGCACAAGTTCAATACTTTCAAACAGGAACGAGTGGAACGGATTTCAATATCTCAAGTACAACTGCTACGCATACTTTTAACATTCCTGATGCGAGTGCAACTGCAAGGGGGTTGATTACAACAGGAACTCAAACAATAGCAGGTGCTAAAACTTTTAGTGGTGCAGTTACTTTGACATCAAGTGTAACAACTAACAATATTACTTTTGCTAATTCAGGGTTTTTCTTAACATTACAACCGCCAACTTTAAGTGTAAATAGGACAGTTACTTTACCAAACGGAACAGGTACTTTAGCTTTAACAAGCGACATTTCTTATCCTGTTACTTCGGTATTCGGTAGAACAGGAGCAGTAGTTGCAACGAGTGGTGATTATACAACTGCACAAGTTACTGAAAGTGGTAACCTTTACTTTACCGATTCAAGGGCAAGATTAGCCATTAGCTTAACTACCACAGGAACTAGCGGAGCAGCAACATACAACAACACAACAGGAGTATTTAATATTCCTAATTACACACCCGATTTAAGCAATTATGTAAATTTAACTACTGCTCAAACAATCGGTGGCACAAAGACTTTTACGGATGCCACAAAAAATAATGGTGGGATATTCTTGCAGAATGGTTCAAGCAATGCTTTAGCAGGGTATATGAATTTAGGCGGATTGACAAATGGATTGAAGTTTACAAGTGGTGGCGGAATTAGTAATACTTTCACATTGCCTAGTGCAACAGGATATACTTTTACTTTCCCTAATGCAACAGGTACTTTAGCTTTAAGTAGCGATTTAAGTGCTTATTTACCATTAACAGGCGGAACTTTAACAGGATTTACAAGATTAAATGTAGATGATAATTATTTTTCATTAAATAGAAGTGCAACTAATAAATATATAGGATTCCTATACGAAACCAATGATGTTAACCAATGGTTTATAGGTATGAGGGAACTTCTTACTAATAATTATATTATATATAACGAAACTACCGCAGAAGATGTTTTAACTATTGATAAAAGTACAAATAATGTAACTATATTAAGAAATATATCAGCTGCGAATTTAAGTGGTACAAATACAGGCGACCAAACAATCACTTTAAGTGGTGATGTAACTGGTAGTGGTACAAGTTCAATAACAACAACAATAGGTGCTTTAAAAGTAACCAATGCAATGTTAGCAGGTAGTATTGATTTAACTACGAAAGTTACAGGGTTATTGCCCGATGGTAATATATCAAGTGCTGCAAATTGGAATTCAAAACAAGCAGGTTTAAGTGGTACAGGATTTGTAAAGATTAGTGGTACAACTATAAGTTATGATAATAGCACTTACGCTTTAGATAGTGCAGTTGTTCATAATACAGGCAATGAAACAGTTGGTGGTACTAAAACTTTTTCTGACGCTACTAAAAACAACGGAGGCATATTTTTACAAAATGCTTCAAGTAACTCTTTAGCAGGATATATGAATTTAGGTGGATTAACAAATGGAGTTAAATTCACTAGCGGTGGTGGTATTAGTAATTCATTTACTTTACCATCTGCAACAGGTTACACATACACATTCCCATCTGCAACAGGGACAGTTGCCCTTACAAGTGATATAGGTGCTTACCTACCTTTAACGGGAGGTACTTTAACTAATACCGGAGGCGATTTTAATGCAATATTAAATTTAGTCGGTTCGTCTACTGACACTTTTCAATGGTTAATAAAGGGGTTTAACTCAACACTATCTGCGGCTAAAAATATAGTATATTTTATAGGCAAGGAAGCAACTTCTAAAAATAGCGGATATTTTGGTTTTCAATTTAATTCAAATAGCTCGGACACTAATTTTATGACTATTGGAATGTTTGGAGTTAATCATATATTAAAATTATTTGGTGATAATTCTGCGGTTTTTGCGGGAACTATTAGTGCTACTAATTTTAGTGGTTCATCTAGCGGAACAAATACAGGCGACCAAACATTAGCAAGTTTGAATGCTCAAGCACAACTTAATGGAACAGGGTTTGTCAAAGCAAGTGGTACAACTATTTCTTATGATAACTCAACTTACCTAACAACAAGTGCTGCATCATCAACTTACCTACCATTAGTGGGCGGAACTTTAACAGGTGATTTATCAATAGCATATACAACCTCAAACTTGAGATTGTTTCTTAATAATACTACTGCAACAACAGGCAGAAGTTGGTATTTAAATTCTTTTAGTAATGGTAATCTTTATATTGGTAATACAACCGCTTCCGATGTATTCAATTTTTCATCAGCTGGTGTAGCTACATTTAGTTACGCATTAGGTGGAACAAGTGCTACATTCTCTAGTAGTGTAACGGCAACAGGAAATGCAGCAACTACTTCTGCTTTATATGTAAATAATGGAGCAGGTGCAAGTGGTACTGCTCAATACTATGCTGAATTTGGAAATGGAGCAGGATTTGTAGGAACGAGATTTTTTAGAGGTAATGGAATTTCAGGTTTAGCCGGAGGAGGAATGACTATTGATAGCTATGATGGTTTTGGTATTAGGCTTAATCAGTTAGGAGGAAGTGGTGGAACATTTAATATAACAGGAGGCAATGTAGGTATAGGAACAAGCACCCCTACATATAAATTTGAAACATTAGGAGCATCGGTTATTACTGCTGCATTTGGTAGAAGTGATTATGGAGCATCAAATGTTATGCTTATAGCAATGAATGGTTATAGAGATGTTTATAAAACTGCAATAGGTGTAGTTAGAACAGGGGATTACGATGTAGCTGATATGATATTTTGTTTGAATGGTTCAGCAAATAGCACAGTTGTTTCTGCATCCGATGAAAGAATGCGTATTAAAAGCAATGGCAATGTACTAATAGGAACTACTACTAATGATACTTACAAGCTAGATGTTAATGGTACAGGAAGGTTTACAGGAACAGGTGGAGATAATGACCCTGTATTAGCTTTAAATTCAAGTTCTACGGCTACTTTTCAATGGATAAGCCGTTCTTATAATGCTACTCAAGGAGCAGGACAAAATTTAGGACATTGGATAGGTAAAGCTGCAAGTACTAAAAATAGCGGTTCTTTTAATTTTCAATGGAATAGCAACTCTAGCGATACTAATAAATTACATATTGGTATGTATGGAGCAGATTATTTACTTAATATTTTTGGAAATGGTAATGTAACAATAGGGAGTCCTACTGATGCGACAGGTAAACTTCAAGTTAATGGAACAGTTTATGCAACAGGTTTTTATGAAAGTTCGGACATAAGATTTAAGAATGTGTTAGAAACAAATCCTAATATAAACTTATCAGGCATAGATGTAATTAAGTTTATTCGTAAAGATAATGACACCAATCAAGTAAGATATGGTTATTCTGCACAACAAGTTCAGTCAATATTGCCTGATGCGGTTACGGGAAATGAGTTCTTAAATGTAAACTATTTAGATGTTCATACTTTAAAAATTGCACAATTAGAACAAGAAATTAAAGAACTAAAAGCTAAACTTAACTAGTATGGGAACTTGGGCTACAACGGCAGACAATCAATGTTATTCAGGTAACACATTACAAGATGCAGTTACTCAAGGATGGTATAAATTAAAAACAGGCGGTACTTCAATTCCGTTAACTGCTGAAATGTTAGTTACATCTCAAGTGGAATCAATGGTAAATGTTTTTGCTATTAGTGCAAGTGCAAGTCAATTACCAACCAAAGGCGAAACCATTACAAGTGATTCTATATTTTATTTAGGTACATCAACTCCTTCGTTTACTTCAAGTGCAGCAGCTTGTGCTGGATATGTAACTGTTAGAGGATATTATATTGCTTGGAGGCAAGGTGGTAACCCAACTGTGCAAGTAGGTGATATTCTTTATGATACTTATAATACAACTGTAACAAATGGTGGTGGATTATGGGTTCCGTTAAAATATAATGGAGTTGGTGGTACACAATCAGTAAGGGTATCTTCAACAGGTGTCGTATTAGAAGTAGTAACTTGTTAAAAATTAAAAATAAAATAAAATGAAAACAATTTTTCCTATTCAAAGTTGGATAAACGGAAAATCAGTAACGGCAACTATCTTTAATATGTATGTAATCGGTGGGGTGCTAGGTTCATCTGCATCGTTTTACTACTCATTATTAGATGAGAATTTAGCTAATGTAGCACAAGGCAACTTAACAATGAGTGGGGATGCTTACACTGCTTGGGGTAATGATGATGAGTATGCTTGGGATTGGGCAGCATCTACTGACCAACTTAACCTTACAATCATAGGAGATTATGTTCCACCTGTTGCTGAAGTAACCGAATAGTACTAATTTTGGCAAAACCAATATTATGACACCAAAAGATTTAGCTTTATTATTTCATAATACATATGAAGAATTAGCACCAAAATTTGGATATAAAACTAAAGATGAAACTAAAATATTTGATGAAAATAGTGTAAATGGGAAATTAATGATTGAGGTGTGTAACGTAATATTAGAAAAATTACTACAACCAAACCTATAAAAACCAATATTATGAAAACAGCAATTGAAGAGTTAATTGAATGGTGTAATCAATATGAGGGACAAATGATTTCTGCAGACCAAGTTGTATTACACGCACATAAACTGCTTGAAAAAGAAAAAGAGCAGATAATCAATGCACATACTGAAGGGTATTCTAATTATGATTCCGAAATGACATCAATAGAATACTATAACCAAACCTATAACAATTAACTATATTTGTAAAAAAATCAATCAAATGAAGTATCAACAACTCAACACCCTAGTCGCATCAATTAATGCGGTTATTGGTTCACAGGAAACAAAAGTTCAAAAGAAATTATTTAAGATTTATGAAAAAGTCAAATCCCACCACGAAAGCTATCAAGCCCAAGTTGAAGAACTCCGCCTTGATAACGCATCAACCGATGATAAAGACATTTTATTATTGGATGAAAAAGGTGGTTACAAGTTTACTAAAGAAAGTATCAAAAAGCTAACTGCTCAAGTTAAAGAACTAGGGGAGAAGGAGTTTGACTTTAAAAAGATTGAAGTGGTTAACCCTGATGGGTTACAAGATTTTACATTCCTTGAGGAATGGACCAGCGGAATTGAATTTATTAAAGAAATAGAAGAAGAATTGTAATGAATGCAACTTTATTTATTATTGGTCAGGCAATAGTTATTGTCATTGGTTTAATTGGAATTTATGTTAAGATAAGTCTTAAACTAAAAGAATTAGAGATTCGTGTGAGTATGGTTGAAAAGCAAGATGACCAAATCTATAAAAAGCTAGACCATATCCTTGACCAAATAAATAAGATGGCAATTGCAATGCAAAACAAACAAGACCGATGAAGGACATAATAACTGTCATATTAATAATAGCGGTTTTAGTTCTTGTTATGCAACCAAAGAAATCAAATCCGCCAATAATAATAACGAAGTACGATACTATTGTTGAAGTTAAAAACATAGTAAAATATCATAAGGGAAATAGCATCCCTTTTGTCGTTTTAGATACAATCGTTAAAACAAATGAGGTTCACGATACTATACGCATAATAAACGATTATAGCAGTGTTTATGCGTATTACGATACTTTAAAGCTGGATTCTGCTCAATATGTTTATGTAAGCGATACAATCAGCAAAAATAAGATATTAGGCAGGGGTTATGGGGGTCATTTTGTACAAAAAGAGATAAGAATACAAACCACCAAGATAATGCCACCTAAATTTGCGGTTTATTGGGGTGTTTTAGGCGATTATAGGGAGTTTGACAAGAAAGTGGGGTTCGGCTTTGGGTTAGCTTTTAAGATGCCTAAAAACGGCTTATTTACACTAGGTGCTACTACTAATCAATATTCACTAGGAATTTATAAAAAGTTATAATATGATACCAATTAAATTTAAAGAGTTTGCTTCAAATCCTGTTGTGGGTACTTTGTTTGTCGTTTTAGTAGCCATTGGCTATTTGTACGTTGATGTTCGTAGTACCTTTCAAGGTCAGGCTAAAAATCAAGATGTAAAGATTGAGAAACTAGAAAATAGACTGGATATGGTTACAAATGCTTTACGCAGATGTGATTCAAGTTTAGCAGCTGCAAGTACAAAACTTTCTACTTTGGAGCAATTAGGTAAAATTCAAAAGATAAACTAATGAAATATTTATTTATTTTATTCTTATTTGGTTGTGGAGTACAGGCTCAAAAAGTTGATAAGGATATTGAGTTTGAGGAATTAATGAAGCAAGTAGATTCAACTAATGCAAAATCTGCAATAGTTCTAGAAAAGGCAACTAAAAAGGAAAAACAATTAGTTACAAATGCAGTTGCAACCATTACTCAAATGCAAAACGATATTAATGAACTAAAAAGCATAGTTAGTATAGTTAAAATAGATACTATTTACATTCACGATACTATCCAAATAAAGGAGAAAAAGAACTTTTGGGGTAAGGTAAAAACTGATACAACGAATTAAGATGAAGCAATTTTTTACCGAAGATAATGGTAGGTTATCAATGAAGCGTTTATGTGGGTTATTGTGTGTTGTAGCGTTATGCGTTACAATGTATCATAATTCATTTAGTGAGTTAAGTAAAGCACCTAGTGAGGCTTTGGTGTATGCAGTTGCTAGTTTAGCTTTTGGATGTTTAGGATTAACTACGGCAGAGAAAATATTTAAAAAGAAAGATAATGATATCCAAGAAAGCAATTGACCTTATCATACAACACGAAGTGGGTGGTAGGGCATACTACGACAAGAAATTACAAGGTCCAATATGGGCAGGTGGTGAAAGTGGTGTAACTATCGGAATGGGCTACGATTTGGGTTATACTAGCGAAAAACAATTTATGCTAGACTGGTCAGGTGCAATCAATTTGAATTACATAAACGCATTACGACCAACAATAGGCATAAAAGGTACACAAGCAAAGGCGATGCTTAAAGGCGAAATATTAAATGTTAAAATTCCATACAATACGGCATACGAAGTTTTCGTTAAGAGTTCGTTACCTAGATACTATGCAATGACAAAGAAAATTTATCCTAATATGGATTTATTAAACGATGACACAAAGGGTGCTTTGGTTTCAGTAGTTTACAATAGGGGTAATAAACTTGAGGGGGATTCAAGGGCAGAAATGAAGGCAATAGTAGATTTGATTGCTAAACAGGATTATGAAGGTATTGCAGAGCAGATTGAAAAAAGCAAACGACTTTGGGAAGGGAAGGGACTTGACGGGTTGGTCAAGCGTAGAGAAAGTGAGGCAGATTTGGTGCGTGATTCAATGGCATAAACAAACACAAACAATATGGGTGGAAGCAACCGAACAATGAGTGGTCAAATAATTCTTGACTACTTGGGGAAGTATCCTTCGTGGATGCCATCGCATACCCTTGCAAGTTTAATATACAAGGAAAATTCAAATCATTTTGACGATAAAGAGCAAATACGAAGCCTAGTAAGATATTACAGGGGTAAGTTAGGAAATGTAAAATCAAGCAATAAAGACTTCCACGATGAATTTAAAAGGACTTGTCAAAACTTTGTACAACCGCCAACTTGGGTTGAGGAAAAGGTAGTATTTACACTACCAACAGGAATTAAGAAAATGGGTTTTATTAGTGATTTGCAAGTTCCATTCCACGACCCAAAAGCAATAGATATTTGTTTTGAGTACCTAACAAAAGAGGGAATTGATACTTTATTTATGAATGGCGACGTGTGTGATTTTTATCAATTGAGTGATTTCCAAAAAGACCCAAGAATGAGAAAGTTTGATGAAGAATACGAGTCTATTCTTGAGATGCTGGGTTACATTAGAAAGATATTTCCTGATATTACTATTTACTACAATCTTGATGCAAATCACGAAGCAAGATACCAAAGATATATGCGGACAAAAGCACCTGAATTATTAGGAATAGATTTATTTGAAATAGAGGATATTTTTAGATTGAATGCGTTTAATATTAAACCTATTAAAGACATAGACCATATTAAGTTTGGACATTTACCAATTATTCACGGAGATACAACATTCAAAAGGGGTTCGGGTGTAAGCCCAGCCAAAACATTATTTGATAGGGTTAAACAATCAGCCATTGCTTCGCATTGCCATCGTACAAGCGAATTCACGACCAAGAATCAGTTTAGTAACGAAATATTCACTACTTGGACAACAGGTCATTTAATGCACCCTAACGTAGAATATTGTAAGCACGTTGACCAATACAATCAAGGTTTTGCCGTGTTAGAAAAAGATACAAGCAATGAGTATAGAGTTAACAATAAAAGAATTATTAATAATAAAGTATTTTAACAATGCGTATGCCTAAAAATTGGAACAAACTAACTTTAAACGAGCAAGAAAGCTGGTTAGTAAAAAAGTATCAGGAAATGTTAACCGAAGTTGATTCAGTTACAAGAATGTTAGCTAAAATACGAGGTGGGCAAAGGATTAAAGTAACCGAGATTGAACGACCAGATGAAGCAATATTAAAATCGTGAGAATTAAAATCATATACAAGAAACTTGGCAGGGAACAAGCACACGGCATTGCTGAAAGTGATGGCAATATTTATTTAGACCCACGATTAAGAGGTAAGAAACATTGCGAAATTTTGATTCACGAAGTGCTTCATTTATTAAACCCAAACGATAGTGAATTAGCTATCATTAAAAAATCAATAACTTTGACTAAAGTCTTGTGGAGGGAGGGGTATCGTAAAGTAGATGATACTAACGATATGCCGTTACAGGATGGTTCAATTTAGGTTGTTTGGTTTGTGATTCATAGTTTGGTCCCCTAGTGTAAAAAGCTAGGGGTTTTTTATGTATATTTGTTACTCATAGACTAATGGTTTCGGGGACTTGTTTCTACTTGTCCCCCTTTTTGTGCCTAATATCCACCATAAAGTGCCTTTTATGACACTAATGGTTGCAAAATGCGTCATTAAATGCACATTATGAAGTGCATTGAGTAAAATTACTCATTCCATTGAGTAAAGTAAAATAAGAATAACTATATGTTACTTTAAAGCAGATTATTATAATTTCAATCGTTGCATTTTATACAACAGTTCATTTTTTATCTCCGTTCACGATTTCGTGAACACTATCAAAACTTGCAGAGTTTACATTTTTTGCTAATAGGGTAGTATTACTACCGACATTTAACAAGCCCAATTTCAACAATTAACAAATTTTGTTACAATCCTATATAAATCAGTAACATATCTACCCTAATTATCTTACAACAATTAACAGGATTAGCCCTGACTATATTACAAACTTTGTCAAATCTGCATAGGTTTTTCGGAAAAATTCATACAAAAGTTTACTAATAGCGAACTTATGAATCATAAAAGTTACCTAATAAGGCAACTTTGAGCCGTATTTGAGCGACAATCGGCTCATTTATGAGCGATAAAAAGAAATTTAAATAATTTCTTGGTAGTATTGTAATTGTTTTATATCTTCACATAACAAAAGGGAATTAACCCAATTGCAAAAACCAAAAAACTATGAAAACTGCATCACAATTAATTAGCGAATTAAAATCTTTACAATTAAAATACGGAGAAGATTTTAAAATTAGATTAACAGTTAAAGATTATTATTCCGTTTATGGAGAAGAAATGGAAGATAATTTCTCAAACTTTTTTAATGGCGATTTTATGACTATGACTTATAGTTTAAAAAAGCAAAAACATCCATTTTCAAATGAAATAAAAAATCCAAAAATCACTTTTAGAAAATAACTAACCCCCATCAGGGGTGCGGCTGACCAACGCACATATTTTAAACCAAAAAACAATATCTATGAAAACAGTATTAATCTATGAAAACAATTTTTATCCCTACAATGCACAATTCATTGCACAAGCTGGAGATAATTTATTCCTTGACTACGAAATTGATGGCTCAAAGTTTTTCCTTGTGAAATTTAGAACCATTGACCTTGCAAACAATCAAATTATTTTATCAATCGTAAAACTTTAATTATGTCCGAACAACAAAACCGCAAATTTCAAGCAATAGTTATTTTAATCTTTGCATTCCTTATGTGTGCTTATTTACAAAACATTTAAACCCAAAATATGAAAGTAGAAAAAAAAGAGGTG